AGAAGGTATTATCCCTCTCCCGCTGAAGCTTACGATTAAGAACCCCCCCCAGACGCAGTTCCCGTTCAAAGGATTTCTGCGTACCGGGGGTAAGCTTGTCGAATTTAGGTATAAATACCTGCGGCATTATGAACCGTGATTGTCAGCAGCAAGGATTTTGCCGTGAACCTTGGGGTTTTTCACCACAAGCGTATAAACCGCTTTGGCATGTCCACGGGGACCACCACCACGATCCTCAAATGACTCCGTGTGCATCGGATCAAGGAACTTCAACTCCAAGGAGTCAGTATCCAATATGAGACCAGCATCATCGTCATAGGTGAACGCTAATGTGTCATCAGTTCCAGCAGTTGTAAGTTCTGCGCCACTATTGCTTCCACCAAGGAAAACACTCGGAATTATGTTGATGACACCAAACGATGAATTAAAGGTCTTTACCTCCAAGTTAATCGTCTTGCTACCAGAAGGTTCATTAACATGGTAACGACCTCTGGTTGATGAATCAACGCGAGTGAAGTTGTCAATAATATCAACAACGATTGGCGACATGACACCCATGTAACTCTTCTTCTCACCGGAAACAGTGAACATTGACTGAAGAACCGCATTTAACTGAGCTTCTGTCATATCAGTATCACCGCCCCCATCATCTCCATCAGAAATGGAACCAACAGGAACGCGATATGCCGAAGGAACATCAGCTGGACCTCCTGAATCAATCCAATCAAACAAACCACGAGTGGCATAGTTTCCGGTAGTTGACGCACGATCCTGAACACCGCAAACAACCCCCTCGATGTCGCGTTTCAATTCGCGAACCGATTTGGATTTTGCGTTGTCAATTTCAGAATCAAGTCCGGCTTGATCGACCAACTCCTGAATATCAGACACACCAAACTCACGTTTGCTGATGTTGATGTAATTGCCCAATCTAGCACGATCCTCGGCTTTATTGAACCATGAAGAACTGTCATGACCTTCCGCAGTTGAATCAACCTTGGCAGGTGACAAGCTATCGCATAACCACTCCGTAAAAACGGACTTTGTAGAACCTTTTGAAATTGCACTGGTAACAGGAGTAACTTCTGGTTCTATGATGCTGATAAAATCAGCGAGTTCCTCACGATTGGCTTTTGAAGGACCGGTCGTGGAACTGTTGTATAAACTATAAGTATTCGCTTCCATAACTTATTTTCTGTTTTCTCTATTGGCGGCGAACCAATTGGTGAGGGAACCTCGCGATCCACTGTTGATTAACTCCTTTGAAGCATCCTCCAACCTAACCCCACCTGGGTTTCTCACAGGTTTGGGTTGAGCTTTCGGGCGAGTAGCCGTTCGCGTCGGTGTGACCTTCTTTGCAGGTTTCTTCCTGCCTTCGGTCAACATCCGGTTGTATTCATTCAAGCCAAGCATATAGATGCTCACATTCGCTTGCCAATTAGGTCGCACCCTTAATTCAGGTGCTTCCCTCACAAGCGACATTGCCTTTTGGTACATCGGACTCGACTTATCCTTCCAGTACGGAAAGACATCCTCGACTGCACGACGAATTTTGCCCTCTTCCCGCAGGTATTCCTCCCTTGAAGGAACGTGTTCCTCCAGTTCGTACTCGATGTCAGACATCATTCGTCTTACATCGCTTTCGGCATACTCGCGTTCCTCGCCATTCTCGGTGGTGGTAAAACCGTCATGGTTCTCCCTTAACCACTTCTTCCAGCGAATGAGCTTGGACTTATGTTCCTTTAGTTCCCCCAGCGTCTTGACCTTTGACAAAGGATTGTCCCCAATCTGAATGGGTTGTTGGTCCGGGTTTGCGCTTTCAAGTTGCTGCTCAAGTTCTGCAATCCTCTCAGATTGCAATGTGACCTGTTCTTCAGCTTCCTTGGCTCGCGCCGTTAACTTACCAATCCTTTTATTGATCTTCTTCTGGAGATTTTGAGGGACACCATAGTCCTCCTCGCCATCGTCCTCCTGCTCAACCTCATTGGGTTCAGCTTCATCAGACTCGTCAACGACAGAATCTTCCTCAACTTCCGAGACCTCCTCGATGTCCTCGACACCTAATTCTGTCTCTTCCGGTTGAAGTTCTTCAGTCTCCTCTTCAGGGTTCTCAACGTTGGGAGAGGGTTCGCCATTGGCACTCTCGCCGTCATTATTTCCAACCCTGTTGTTTTCAAAGAACCTTTTGAGGTCGTTCAGACCCATTTCCGCAGTTATTTCGGGGTCTGCTGCCCCGTCTGTTTCTGTTACCATGCTGTTAAACCTGCAAGTAGGTGATTAATTTCCGATTGTTTTTAGGGAACAAAAGAAAACCCGTGCAGCAATAACTACACGGGTTTCGATGAGGTGGGAGGTGTGCGGTAGACGACTAGGGGCGAGTAACCCCCTGCCGCACTATAAAAGTTTATATTTATTCATTATCAACTGTGTCTGCAATTGCTTGCAACCTTCCCTTTATCTGGTTGATGCAATCTATACCACCGGCACTATGGGCAATTGTTCCGTGGTCCTGTGCTGTTCCCTGATGACTAACATGTGAAATTAGTTCCTCCCTGACTTCATCAAGAAGGTCACGCATTGCCTCAAACCTTGGATCAGTAATGAGAGTCTTTAAATCGTTTTCCGTCATGCTCCCAATCTTCCAATGATTGCATTCTCTTTTTGCTGCAATTGGAATTGCAACTGTTGCATCCGCTTGTCAACGCGACCCTTGAACTCCTCGTCCTGCTGGTAGCGTTGCTGTGCGCCTTGACTGCTCTGTAAAATGTTCTGCAAAACCTGAAGGCGCATTTCGTGACTCTGCCCCTCCCTGACATCCTCGTCTATTCCCGCCGACATCCTTGCAAACACATTCTTCTCATCATCAATCTCCTTCTGAGCCGCAGTTTCCGTTGGCATCAGCAACCTCTCTCCAAGGACAGGATCAATGAAGCTGAACACTACCTGCATGAGTTCCGCACGATCCACCACTCCCTGCGTGTCAAACTCACCCACGGCAACCTTGAGCAACTCCAGCTTCCGCTGCATTAACTCTTGATCCAAATTAGCCACGGCAAAATTCAACTGTATGTCAAATTGCCCCTGAATATCGTCTCTCCCGGCACTTAACATCTGCGCCTTGGCTGAACCCACAACACGGAAGAAAAACTCCTCTGAGGCGAACTGCTGCGTCAAGGCAAGCACCTGCTCCATCACCTTCCTCCAGTTGTTGAGCCACTTACCAACCATGTGCTGTTGCCGCATCATGGCATACGCTTGATTCTCCTGTCCTGTCATCCTGCCGAAGTACCTGTCACAGGTTTCCCTAATGCTCTCCTCGATCTCCTTGCTCCCGGCATTGTATGCTGGAACATCGGCATATTGATAATCATCCGACCTGACCCTTGGGACCAGTGTCCCCGGACCCCACTTCGTTGGTGGACGACCGGGAGGATGGTGAAGCGGCGGCATTGTTGCCAGTGAGTTCCGGTCAACCCGTGCATCCCACTCGTTCTTGATCTGCTTCTGCCATGTAAACCCGATCTCACCGTAGCCACGGGAATCATCCACCCTGCGACTCAGCCATTCCCTCCTGAACATGATAAAGGGATATTGGCAATGATCGTAATTCATCAGTTCGCTAACCGCGAAAATATCCCTGCCCCTGCTGTCTGATGGCAGGTGTGGCGAAAAACAGGTGTAATGGATTCCCGGCACATCCTCATCATCAAGCTTGCGCTCATAGCAATGGACAATCTCGTAAATCTCCTTGGTATCGAAAACAATGTCCCTGCGGGAAGCATTGCTTCTGGTTGCCATTGCCGAACGATCCACCGTGATGGTTTTACCCTTGGTGTTCTCCACAATCGCTTCAACCCACTTCCTGTCCCATCCCTTGCTCTCGATTCCATCATACAACGCTTCCCTTGTGATGAACTCCTTGTAATAGCACCTTCTCGCATCCTGAAGCTCAGTGGTGTCAAGCGGAACAAAGAAATCCTCACCCAACCGAAGCGCAACCACTGTTGGATGATTCTTTACCGTCATCTTGACCGGATAAGTGGTCGCCCCGGTTTCGCGAAGCTCCCGAATCATCTTCCGCATCTTGGATTGCTTCACTTCAGGTAAAAGCAACAAGCCAAGCGCAATTGCCTCGTCCTCCCGTTCCGGGTTCAGGATCATCTCTGGAAACATCGACAGGTTTTCACTTGCCTGTGCAAGCTGTCCTATTGCCTCCATGTCAATATCGGCAATCGTCCTCTGTTCCTCCACATCCCAGAACACACCCACAACCCCGATTCCGTTCTCAAGCATGTAGTTTGCTGCAAGCTCGGCTTCGTCATAAAACTCCTTCATTTGGTTGTGTATCTGGTAACGAAGCAGGTTGGTTACAAGGTTTGCCTGTTCAGCATCGTTGCTCTCCGTTGGGAAAGCGGATAACTGCGATGACCGAAGCGAGGTCATCAGCATGTCGATGTCCTCATTGATGTAGGTGTCAATTACCGGGGGTCGTGAATCGGATGCCCCGTCAAACGGAACCGGACTCCTCCCCAGCTTTGACTTCCACTTTCGCCCATCATCACTCTGCCCCGACCACACATTGAATCTGGTCTCCCAGTTCAACCGTGTCCTGTCAAAATATTCGTTGCCCCTGCGAACTATCTCATGGAACTCGTTCGCAATGTCTTGTATTTGCTTTTCCATTATATCTCCAAAACTACACCTTCAGGACCAAGCTTCATCAGTCGCCGCACTGACTCCCGCAGAAACCTTCTTTGCCGCTTGTCCACATCTATCAACTCAAGGATTCCCATGTCGGCAAGATCAATTATCAGCTTCCTGTTCATTCCTGTTACCTTACAGACCTCATGGGTCCGAAGGGTCAGGGGTAAATCATTAAAATTAACCCGCATACTCATCTCCTCCCGTTGCCGTCAAGAGGTCACCATTCAAGGAAAGGACACCTGCCTTGAAAAGATACCTGTCGCAATCAACAACATCCTTCAGCGCACCTTTAAGACCGTCTCTTCCGGTGTATTCCTGCATAGCGTAAATTGTTTGTTCGCACTCCTCGGAGATATAAAAGCGGGGACAGTTGAGTGCGTCCACCGGACTGCTCTCATCATAATCAAGATAATCATTTATCAACTGCAACCCCTCATCAATGTGACCCCCAGGTGCAGGAATGAAAACCAAGCTTGGTCCTGTGACGTTTCCCTTGTTGTCTCTTTGCTCATCCTCCAGCAGTGAAATAATGCTTGTCCCTTCATCTGCACTTGGGACCGCAGCACCACCCATGCGCGGATCAATCAGTCTCTCATAAATCTTTTCCTTCTTTGAATCATCCCAGCTATTCGTTTCCTCATCGTATTTCCAACCCTCAAGTTCCAAGATGATTTTCTTGTAGGAAACAATCGACTTACCCATGTCAAGGGTCTGCGCCGGTCCCGGTTTCCCGTCCGGCTTTTCACTTGGCAACGCCCATTCCCCATAGTTCTGTCGATCTGGGAATTCCCGATACAGGAACACCCTTCCCATGTCGTCTATGATGTACCACTTGATAAACCAGTTCTTGTTACCCGCAGGATCGCAACTGACATATCGAGTCCCCTTGTCCGGTATCTTGTCTGGAGGAACCACATGCACCCTGTCGTCAAACTTGTTAAAGACATTGCCCTCCAGTTTTTCCGCCCATCCGTATGCGCGAATCTTGATGTCCGTCGAGGGTTTGCCCTCAAGCATCTTGACAATCTGTTTATACCCTCCAAACGGGTTGTAGTGACTATGAAAACAAATTGCCCGTGAACTCTTCCTGAATGGTTGAAGAATGTAAGGCATGTGTCCGGGGCGACACCCCTGAACGTGAACCGTGTCCGGGTTCAACAGTTCCGCAGGTTCATCCTGAATCACCCGCGCCCCGGCAACGTAATCCTTGACCGTTGCACTGTATCCCCTGACCGGCGTAAATGAAATAATGAGCTTTCCCGATCTGGTTACAATTCGGAACCGAAGCGTCTCCACCCAATCAAGAGGAACAAGCTCATCACAAAGGATCATGTCACATTCACCACCCTCAAGGACAGTGATGTTCTGTGTGTAATTAAGAAACCGACAACGGGAACCGTTTGGCAAAACAAAGCACTGCTCGGTAAATCCCCCCTTGTCCGTCCAGTTGACGTTGACCTTGCTCCCCTTCTTCCCAAGGTCTCGCCACTCAGGAGGCAGGTATTTCCTTATGATTGGTTGCTGAAGCTCAATGGATGTCGCCAATGAGGAATGAAAACACCAGACAACGGCATTCTCGATGTTGCACAGGGTCTCGACTGCAACCTTGCATGCAAATTCAGTCTTTCCGCTTCGGTTGCCCCCCAGAATGAGAAGCTCATCTGCATCTGCCAAAAGTCGCCGCGCATCCCTCCAGCAATCGAGTTCAAATCCGCACCGCAGGGGATCAATTTCCCCCAGCTTTATTGCGTTCTCCCTCTTCTCGATTAACTCAACAACAAAATCAATGCCCCGTTCCTTTGCGAGACCTTCAATCCTGTCATCAGGTATTATCGGAAGATACGGGTGTGGTGTCTGCTTGTACTTCGACAACCTTGTCCCAGTAAATCGTGCCGTCGCTGGAATGCCTCAACTGCAACGATTCACCTATCCCTGTGTTATTCCCCCTCTTTGAAAACACCAACTGAAAATTGTTTGTATCATCCTCCCTCACAAGGACACTCACGGTCCTTGGAAAATTGACAAGCTCACTCGTCCCCGCTGCAAGATAACTCATGTCCGTATGGGACCAGTGACTTCTCGCATGGGAATCCAAGCTTGGCTTGCCATTGTGGTGACTAATCATAATTGCACACTCATGTCGCTTTGCCAGTTCACCCAGACCATGCCGAAGAAAACCCCCGACAACCTTCTGGTCATTGATGTTGGCATTAATATAATGCAGCAACGGATCTATAATTAGTATATCCGGCTTAATGTCATCAAGCATTTCCTCGACAACCTCAAGAAACGCCGACCCCACCTTGTCGTGGTTTGTTATTGTTAAAAGGTTCTCCGAAAGCAAATCATAATGCCGCTTGCGAAGCTTCATGTGCTTGGATATTCCCCTGAAGTTCTCAACCAGTTGCTCATCGTCATTCTCACCATTGACCATGACAATCTTGAGTTTACCTGATGGCTTTAGACCACAAAAATCCCTGCCAATTGCCCAGCACATTGCCATCTGCTGCAACAAGACACTCTTGCCGATATGCGATGCCCCCGTGAACAAGGAAACATACCCCCGGCACAACCAGCGTTTGCCAACGAGGTTTGTTCCGTCATCCTTCTTCGGTTTCATGTTTGGAGTGAACCGAAGCACACTTCCAAACCGCTTCGACTTCTCCTTGGCTATCCATTCATCATAGGAACCAACCCCTAGATCAACCCCCAGCAACTCCTGCCTTTGACCTCCCCTGCGTACCCCAGGTAATCTGCTTAACCTGCTTGGATTCTTGTTCTGACCGTCGATGCGGTATCTCTCCATCGACTTGTAAATCTCCTTCACCCTCTCATCGAATGACTGTCGATCCTTCGCACCCACGCGCACCCATCCGTGCATGGATTTGCCTCCTGAATAAATCAATGCCGACAACGGCAATCCGCTTTCCCTCAATATCGCATACTGTTCCTCCAGTGATCCATCATCGAACTCAACAAGACAGTGCCGATAATCAATCACATCCTTGTCAGCAATCCCCCCTATCTCCAACGGGTTCACACAAATATAAGCGCCCCGGCTTCCAAACATCGACTCCCCGGACTGTTCATACATGTCCAGCCACTCATCAACCGGCTTGCAAGCTCCCCTGCTGATCCCGGTTTCCCTTGGCAATGCAATCCTGACTCCCTCACCCTCCTTAAAGCACTTCTTGAAAATGGTTGTCACCGCATCCGGTATCCCGTTTGGCAAACTTTTCCTTGGGCGATGAACGGTTACCTTTGTATGCACCGTTGCTATTGCCGACACTGATTCCTCCCTCTGTTTCTTTGCATAAGCTGATCGTATTGTGCGGTCTGCCTCACCCTCGGTGAGACCGTCCTTTAGCGCCCTGCCAACAAGCTGGTCACTCGCCTCATCATAACTGTAACTGTGGTCCCTGAACTGACATGCAGCATTGAACAGGGTGTAGTTCCTCAACCCCTTGGGCGCTCCCGCCTCAAGGTAGTCAATCGTCGTCTTCGGTAAACTTTTCGTCATCTTCTCCTTCCTCCTCTGCTATATCCTCAAGAACTGTAACCACCAATCGTCTTACAAGAATACCCAAGATACTCTCGTAGGACATGTCAAACTCATCATAGTAACGCTGAATCAAGGACTCCAAATCCTTGTAAAACATTGCCTGTTGCGTTCTCTCATCTATTTCCATATTCCCTTGTTCACCATCAAGCCAATCACACCGTAATTAGCCAAGTCTCGATAGGTGTCTTCAAGGGATTCATGGTTGACTGCCGTGTCGCCTTTAAGCTTCTTTCGGAGAATGTTCCGCATCCTGCTGATCTTGTCGGTGCATCTCACCATTACACCCAACTCTCCATTGAGCGACACGTTCTCGCTCCCGTAGTCAACCTGCTTACTGTCAAACAACTTCACATTGTCGATGACAAGCCGAAGAAACTCGACCCCCATTTCTGTCTGGAGGTCGAGTTCTTTTGCTATTGATTCAATGTTCAGTTCTTGTCCCATGATGGCACATCCTCGTCGTCGATCACCTGTCTCTTCGACCTTGCCTTGCCGGAAAGGTACTTTTCAATGGTGTTCTTCGTCTTGCCTCCATAGCTATCTGTACCCACTTCAACCCATAGATGCTCACCCACGATGTCATTCATAAAGCTTTCATCCATATTAGCGGATTTCCCCACTTCCTTCTCAATTGCACCAAGAAACTGCTTGATCTTCCATTGCGCCTTTGGCGTGAAAACCAGATTATCCCAGATGTATTTCTTGCTCTCCTTCTCCTCAAACATGAGGTTGATTATCTCGTTCCCCGCTTTACTGGTGCGGAACTCATAATCCTTGATCCTCAATTCGTATTCACCCTTTTCAAGGGTTTGCGGCAGTGTTGCCGTATCGCTCCGTGGAGCTTCGTCCGTGAATGTTATGCTTGGCATTCTTTTAGTATTTTTATGTCAGGTTTTGTCTTTGTAACTTCCAGCAGTTTCCTAGCAAGCTCCCGCTTTGCATCTGCCGGTTTCATGTCATTTTTCTTGGCATACAATGCAACCAACGAAGTGTTGCTTACGTTGCAAGCTTTAAGAAATTCATCCTGCGTCAATCCCAGAATCTCAAACGCCTTTGGGATGTCGGCAATGTAGTTCGCACCCTTGCGCGACTTATATTCAAAATTATTCAGCTTTTCCCCGTCCTTCAGCATGTCCTTGGCTATCCCCTCAACCCCGTCGCACCATTTCCTTATTCGCTTGGCAAAAACCATTGCACGGTTCACCGATTCCGGCGTGTCGAGGTTCTCAAGGGCAAAACCGCTCGACGGTTCAATATCATTTGCAACCTCAACAAGTGCCGTGGTGAACGCTGGGCATTCAATTCTCTTGACACACCATGAACAATATTCATTTGGTTTCGGAACATCCTTTTCGATGTTTTCCGTGATGGCATCAACCACCTGCTGCGCCTCCTCCTTGGTCATCTCATAAACCTTTGCCCAAAAGAACTTGGTGTAAATCTCATGCACCTTGACACTGGTAACACCCTCCCTCTGGCAGGTTCCAAGGACATAGTATGCCATCTGAGCCCTATAATCATGTTGCTGACCACTCTTGAAATCGCCAAGGTTTCTGCCATCCCAAAGGTCACGGGTTCCAAAGCTCAACTCGTTATATTCATCGTCCAGAATCGTGACCTTCGACTCAACCTGAAGCTTTGGAATATCGAAGTTGTCCAGAACATACTCGTATGCCCACTTGACATTGGCTTGCTCGTCCTCTGGAACCTCCTTACGAACCGGCTTGTTGTTAAGCTTGTCCTCAAGCCATTCATGCTGCCCAAGTCCCTTCTCGGTTGCCGCACTGCCCCTGCCTTCAGGACGATACGATCCACAAAGAAATTGTGCTGTCCCGCTACTTGGGGGTCTCGTCTGATGGTGTTCCATTGTGACCAAGTGTGCATCTCTTTACGTTCCTTATAAATGCATCCCAATTCTTATCAAAATCCCTTATCTGCTCGATCTTCAGCGATGTATAAACCTGCTTCTCCTCGACCAGTTTCTTGTCCCTCAACCATCCATTGAGCAGTGGCAGTGTCAGTCCCTTGTTCGCCAAGAAACGCTTCCTGAATGATGCCTTAATTTCCTTCTCGTCGTCCTCGCTGACAACCATCTCCGCAGGTTTGCCATCCCTGAAAACCTCACCGGCAACCCCCAGGTAAGATGCACACTTGGTAAGGGCATCAGTTGAAGCACCCTTATAAGCATCCCCCCTGTCGTCATTATCGTTCCCCCCAAATTGCACCACCTTGATGTTGTATTTATCAGCAGTCAGTGTCCCCTTGATTATGACCATCTTCGGGTTGGTATCGTCATTGATGATCTCAGGTTCAAAATTCCAACCTCCCACACCAAAAGCTTCATTCAACCTGTCAGTCACATAAATCGGCTTTATGCTTGTCAGGTAGCTTCGCGTTGGATGCTTCTTTAGTGCTTCCTTTGGCATCGGTCTTGTCAGTATTTCCGTCAGTCTTTTTTCGTCTTTTGTTTTTTGCATGTTATGTAGATGTCTAGTTCGTCAATGTGATAAAGTTTTTGTGCCTCTACCCCGCATGAAATTACTCCCGGTATTCTCTCCACATCCCGGCTATCCTGAAACCAATCTTCCTGATCTATCCAACCCCGTATAAACACCAAGTTGTGCTTGTCCCTGCTGGGAGTACAAAGGATTGCTAAATCGCATGTCATCGCTTCCCTTTTCGGGAAAAGGAGATAATTCGTCTGAGTTGACTTAACCTGCAAAGTGTTGTCCCGATAATTAAAATCAACACCACCATCCCCGTGCAGATGAATTTTAGGGTTATAATCAAGACCAAGATAACGGCTAACAGCAATCTCTGCCATTTGCCCATCGAGGTTGATCCTGAGGTCGTCACGCGAACATATCCTTTTGTTGACTACATGCGTCTTTTCCTTTGCCAGTTGGATTTGTAAAGCCACTGCTTTTGCTGCGTATACTTCCGCTCCAGATAACGTAATCGCTACGTCCTTCATTCAGCAGGTGGGTAAAGACCCTTCACATCCGAAATCCAATCGGAAAACATCATGGTCACCTTCCACGGTTCCCCGTTTCTCCTGTGAATGACAACAGGGATCTTTTCCTCTCCTGCCTCCTCATCCGTCTTCTTCAGCCACTCATCAACCCGCACCTGTTCCCGGCGCTTGACCTCCAACTGGTAAACATCCCCGATATGCGGAACTATTATATCCGCACTGTCCTTGGTCCCCTTGAACTGCTGCGCCCTGTGCGATTTCTCGTATCCCGCATTCTTGAAGATTTGCACCACCTCCAGTTCCGCATTCTTTCCCTTGTTCCTTGAATTAGTCATTCCAACCTAGTTTCTTCTCGATATTTTCGATCTTGTTCGCCCAATCTATCAACTCAAAGGCAACCCGCTTATCCTCCTGCATAGCTCCAAAAACGTTTCCGTCTTGCGACCGGACAACCTCAACGAGTTCTTCCTCCTCAAATACATGCGTACATACCATCCGAAACATTTCATGCCCAAATATATATCTTCTTGTCACCACCTGCCGGGGTAACGGGGACAATTCCTCGCCAACCACCATGCCCTGCCGTCCCATCTTGCAGGGAACTCCATTGGTTCCCCGTTATGATGTCGCGGCTTAAAGTTCTTATTGTCCCGCACCCTCACGATCACCCTGCTGCCATCATCCCTTATCCCCTCGATGACATGCCTGTTTGTGAAGTCAGACCTGCCCACGCGCATTGTCTCTGTGACCTGCGGTTTGGGTTCCACCAGCTTTGTTTCCTTTGGGAAACCCAGTAACCTTAAAATCTCCTTCTCACCCTCCTCCGTGTACATGATGAGTCGCCCCTCCTTTTCCCAGTGCTTGTCCTTTTCAAGACGCTTCATTCTGGTCTCCCTCAAGCGTGTTCGGGTGATCCCGGTCTGCTTGGCTATTTCCTCCTCATGCTTCATTTAATATTAGAATCAATTCCTGCATCAATCGCAAGAGCTTCGCCGCCTTTCAGTCCCCTCGTCTTCATGCTGAAACCTCTCACCCCAAGCTTTACTGCCCAGTTCCAAAGTTTATCAGCTTGTTCCTCGGTCATTACACCCTTTAGGATGACAAGGTTTTCTTCATCTTTTTTCAAAGGTTGCATAATCAATCCTCTTCCACTTTGGAACCTTGGGAAACCTGCTCTCAAAATTAAGATGAGCCGCATAGGTGTCCTGCTCCTCACTGACCCCCGTCAACTCGACATAAAGAAACTCATCACCCGTATCCACACGGCAATACTTGACATCCGTTGCGTCCCCAAATTTATCAAGGTTCAAGTGTATGTCCTTCTCCTCACACTTAATGAGTGCATACCGGGAACCATTTACCCCTTCACCCCAATCACACAAAAATATGTATTGTCTACCCATGACTCCTAACCAAGCATCTCAGGATTTCCCTCGCGACCTGGGGGACGATGGAGTTGCCAAGTGCTGTAATTCTGTGAATCTTGCGGGGTATCCCATGAGCCACTCGACAAAAAGTGGACTCAGACTCCCATCCTTCTTTGAGGGTCTTACTGCCCTCCCCAGCAAACTGTTTGTCTTCACGTTCCCCGACTGAATCGAGTCCCCGCAATCCTTGTGGTCCCGGCTTGTTGGAGTTGGCCAAAATCCAGACTCTATCCCGTCTGTGGGGGGCGTTGACGGCACAAGCTGGAAGTATAACCGCCCCTGCGGTGTACCCATCGGTCTCCAACTCAGAAAGCACTTGGTCGAGTGCCATCTGGACGATTCCAACAACGTTTTCTGCCAAGATGTAATCCGGTCTGACCCCCTTAATAACCCTCCGCATTTCCGGCCAGAGGAAGCGGTCATCGTCCGTCCCCTTTCTCCGTTTTCCGTTTGCGTGAGAAAATGGTTGGCACGGGAAACCTCCGGTGAGGAGGGATGCTCCCCGATATAAACTTGGGTCAAAGTCTCTGATGTCCTCGACAACCGGGATGCTTGGCCAATGTTGTCCGAGAACTTTTCGGCAATATTTGTCCTTTTCGCAGAAGACGACTGTTCTCCATCCAACCGATTCTGCGGCAAGGGAGAATCCTCCAATTCCGCTGAAGAGATCAATGTGAGTTGGTCGCCCATCATTCACTAAAATAAAAAAAGGGAATGGCGCAAGCGGTAGGTCCGAACCGCTTTCCATTCATGACCGTGCATACCCTTTTATTAGCGCCATTCCCTACGTTTTTAAGGAAGGGTCTATTGACCCCCCAAGTTTCTCACTTCCCTAGACAACAAACCTATCACTATCCCTTGGTCTGCCACCTTGTCCCTCAACTCCATATTCTCATCCAGTGCGTCCTTCAGCTTCTTGCGTAGAACGTCCTTGCTTTCAGTTGTCATCTTTTTTCTGGTCTCAACCTTTACTTCGTTAGTTGCCGTCTTGTCTGTTTGATACTCTTTACTCATTTTTCTACCCCAAATTTACCCCCTGCACCCCTGTATGTTGCCCAGTTCACAGGAGGAAGGTCGTTGCCCGACAACACATCGGGAGCGCAGGGCGAGTTCAGTTGATGTGAGGAACCTCCCACGCATGCTATTGACCCAAATTGCTCTTTGCCCATTTCTGCCACTTCTCAGGATCACCATACATCTTTCGGGCATACCTAATCCTCCCCTTCTTGTTTGAGTAATCCGTGCGGTAATCCATCGTGCGACTCTCATGCTTGCCAACCTCGCTCATCTTCAAGCCATGCCTTATCGCAAAGTTCTTGAATGCCCTGTCTATCGCCTTTGAATTGGTGACCGTATGTGGACCATTATCTGCTTGGTCCAGCTTGTCGTTGTGCGACTTCAATGTTTTTGTTGAATCTGCCATAACTAAAACATTTTTACCCCAAGCTTACCCCCAACCTCCTGAACCCAATCACGGACCTGCTCGTCCTCACCGCATCTTGCCTTCAAGCTTCGTATGCCATGCCATGCCGCACCATGTGTCCGATTGAAAATCGCCGCAGTTTCAGTAAAGCTCTTCAGTTCCCTGAAGATCATTGCGTATAGCAATTGCCTCGCAAGAACCACGCGCCTACTGCCGCGCAAACTCCAAAGCGACTCCGGCTTGACCATGAACACACGGCACACAACCCTGACCCACTCCCTGTATTTCTCACCATATACACTTGGTATTTTACTTCCCATTTTCAGTTCCTTTCCTTGTTGGTGTCTTACACCGTTGTCCAAAAAAAACTAGGTGTCTGACACCGTTTCCCAAAAAAAACGCAACTCACTTCGGTTTGCGTTTTTTGGCAATTATTTCAGTTGATCCGACAATTGACCTTTAACCATCGCAAATGCATTTCGCAAATTATATTGCTGCTCTGGAGTCATTTCTTCTATTGCGTTTAAATATCTGAACTGCTCTCGCGTAATGACCTCATTGGCATTTATCAGGTCATCAACATCAATGGCTCCCATTACGTCTGCTTTAAGTTCAGCATTTATATGCTTGTCCCAGTTCGGTTCGCCTACAATCCACCGCAATGCATTCATTTTTTCTTTTTTAATGCAATGCTTCAAAATACTCACTTGCAATGGGAGAACCCATTTGTTGAACGTAAGCTCATGCGGCTCAGATTCACCATAACGCTCTGGCTCGGTTTGCCTGAATCTGTTTGCTTTTTTTGCTTGCTCAAAAAATAAATACTCGTCAAATAAAACTCCCTTGTATGCCAACATCGTTTCAGCGTTCTGCTCTCGCTTAACCGCTGACTCATGTTCTATTTTTTTAAGTTGTTCAACTTCTGTTTCCAATCGCGCAACTTTTAATTCGGCATTATGTGACCGTTCTCGCAGCGTTTTATTCGCCTCTATCATACGTTGCTGGCGTTGCTTCTGGTTGGCTATCACACCTCTTGCATGCTCAAGTTCCTCATGCTCGGCAGAACCGCTTAACGTCCCCTTTGGCACTACCCCCAAAAGTGACGCAACAGGATAACCCAAATTCCAATGAAAGACGCTTGTTAAAAAAAACATTAGGACCATACCCACCCAAAATGTTTTAGTGGTGCAAGCATTCCTTACGCACCGATTGGTTTCGTCCTGTTGTCTGTAATGGGTTGCTCTTTGAAGTTCCCTGAACTCGGCAACCTTATCTACCCTGTCGCATTTGTCCTCGCCCATTGTCGTTTAGTTCCTTTCCGTTTGTGTTAGTGTTCTTTGTACTTATTCCCTTCTGTTTTACTTATGAGGTTCTCTGATAACTCTTTCAGCAACTCTGAAAGAGTTATCCCCCTGTCGTCAGCATGCTTCTGAAGTTTGCTGACATTGGTTTCCCATTCCCAGAATGAGACCAATTTCTTCCCCTTTTTTCGTTGTCCCGGCATTTGCAGTAACGGGTGTAATACACTCGCTCCAGCACCCCGTCAACCCCCTTGTAAATTTTTTTATGAAAAAGAGGGTGGCAGATTTTACTCCACCACCCTCCGACAGATGAGACGTAAGCTTTCTGGAGAGAAGGTACAACGTCTCAGAGGTGATTGGATCAACAACACTATCAGCAAGACTAGCAATTAGAGAATCCTTAACCATCATCCATCCCTCCCGTCCCTAGAAGCATTCGGGTACAAATGCCCCAAACACTTAATCAAACATTCCTCAATAACCTTCGTGCAGGTAACCCCTTTCCGTGCGCTCTCCTTGTCCAACATATTGGATGCCCACCAGTTAAACCTGAACGTCCTCACCCGATCCTTTGTTTGCACGGACGCAATATTCAGCATAATGTAATACATTGCAACATAAAAATGTATCATAATGAATTATTTGTGAATAAGTGCTTCATATTAAAGTGCCGCATGGTAATGATCCCTCTGCCATGAGTGACATAAAGCAAACCATGTCCTTCCGCATCAGCACACCCCTTGTCTCCATGCTGAAGGATGCCGCACACCGTAACAACGTCACGGTATCCGCTTATATCGAGGAGGCGATCAAGCAGCAGATTGGCAATATCGTCGATACAGTCAAAACCTCTGAACGCAAACCCACCACCCTAGATTTCCCAGGTGGTTCAATAACCTTCCCTCAAACCATCAAAGTCCCTGAAACAGGTCTTCTCATCCTCAATCCCAAGCTCGCCAAATAAATACATCAACGCATTATGCATTTTTGCCGCACATGCTGCAAATAAGCTTGACGAGTTGCCAAAAGGGTCTCTAAAATTGCGGCAACGCCGCACAACACTAATTAGTCTAATTAGTGCCGCCCCGACCCCTCTGGGGATCAGAGGGGCGGCCATTAAGTCGCTCTTATTACACTCAATAACCCCAATTCCTCCGCTTGGTGGCTGCGGAATTGGGGTACTAATTAGTACTAATTAGTAACTAATTAGTTGATCTCCTGCACCAATTCGCCCATTCTGCTCCTGCGTAAGAGTTTCCATGCTTACGCTTTAGTTCCTTTGCCCATTCCCTTCGGGGGGTGGGCATCTTTCTATCCAAATGTAATAAAAACGCCGCAGATCGAATCCTCATGTCCGTGCGGCACATTGCAGGTTGTCGGTCTTTGCAAAATTTTACGGGGGGTGGGAACGGTAGCAACACTCGCCCCCTACCAGATTCAGCGACCCCCCCCCGCCCCCGGTGGACCTACTGCCAATGAATCAGGCGCTTTTGGCGGGAATTGGGAGCTTTTCGGGCGTTTCAGGTGTTCCGGTAGTCGCAGGAATAGTCGAGACATCAATGACGTTAGCCAATTCCTCTCTCAATGCTGCGGTATCGCTTCGGACATGCTCGACGCGCGACGTAGCACGTCCCGACAATAAAAGCCGTTTATCAAGAGAGACCGCGCTGACCACC